CGTCGAGGCAATCGTCGTGGTGGGTGCCTCGGTTGTGGTCGTCGGAGCTTCCGTGGTCGTGGTCGGAGCCTCCGTAGTGGTTGTCGGTGGCTCTGTCGTTGTGGTCGTGGTGGTCGTGGTGGTCGTGGTGGTCGTAGTGGTCGTTGAGGTAGTGGTTGCTGGAGGCACGTAGACCGTCGTGGTCGTGGTTGAAGTGGTCGTGGTGGTGGGTTCCTCGGTCGTCGTGGTCGGCGGTTCGGTAGTTGTGGTTGGCGGCAACGTCGTAGTGGTCGTGGCTTCGGTGGTGGTCGTTGGCGGTTCGGTCGTGGTCGTCGTTGCCTCGGTGGTGGTGGTTGCCGGTGGCTCGGGCTCGAAGACGGTGAACCATGAGTCGGGTGCGGCTGCCCAACCGTTGCCGGTGTACCAGAGCAGGGTGACGTGCGCACCGCCACCGTTCTCGTACCACCAGACGGTGAGCTCTTTGGGTTGGCCGTCGGAGAAGTCTGCGTCCGCGGTCTGCCCGCAGCCACCACCGCGGTCATACCAGTCGTCGATCACGAGTGTGTCGTCGAGATACATCTTTGCTCCGTCGTCGGAGGCGATGCAGAGGTAGTAGGTTTCGTCGCTGGGCGGGTCAATCCAGCCCTCGAACCTGATGACGACATCCTCAGAGATGTTGGTGCCCATGATTGGGCCGATGCCCCACTGGTATTCGATGCGTGGCGCTACGCCTGTGGCAATGATTGAGGTTGTGGGTGGTAGTGGCGGGCTGGAGTTGTATTGGTTGAACTGTCCGGTGCGATTGTCCCAAACGGTGTATGTCAACCCAGGTTGATTGTCCGCCTGTGCGGGTGACGCGAAGGCGAGAAGAACGGCGGGTAGAGCGATAAGAACTCTACGCTTCATCTACCTCTGGTTGTGGCGGTGGGCTAAATGTATCTGTGTCTGCGTCGTAAATCCAGCCGATAGCGACGGTCAACGGTTCGCCGCCCAGATCATGCCAATCGCCCTCAAGGTTGGCTTTAGTCCATTCGTAGTCTGCAACGATTATTTCAGTGACTATTCCGTCTAAGACGAGGGCACAATAGTTTTTCATACCTTGAACCTCACATACACGACACCGTCAGCACCATTGGTTTCTGTCGTTGAACCACCGCCACCGCCAGACCCGTAGGCCGTTGCATTTGCGCTAGAACCACCAGCAGACGTGCCGCCGTTGCCACCGGTTGAGCTGCCAGCCGTACCGCCACTAGACGAACCGCCGCCACCGCCTCCGCCACATACGAACGCCGTTGACCCGCCCTTGAAGAGGGCGCTGTCGTATCCTGCACCGCCAGCGCCACCAGCGTTTCCTACACCGTTTGACCCGGCGCCCGTGGCACCGCCGCCACCGCCGCCCGCGGCACCTGACGCACCGTTGCCGCCATTATTGCCCTGTGCAGCAAAAAACCTCGTGCCGCCGTTGGTGCTGGCCTCACCGCCGCCGCCTGACGCACCATAAAGGTCACCTTGCACGTTGCCCGACCTGCCACCTTTACCGCCACCGTTTGCAAACAAATAACCGATACCGCTGCCCGTGCCTCTGCCGCCCGTTGCGCCTTTCGCTCCAACCGTAATGGTTTCATTGGCGTCAAAATAACACGTCTCGATTAGCAAACCGCCTGCGCCGCCGCCGCCGCCTTTTTGCGTGGGATCATTTACGATGTCACCGCCACCGCCACCGCCAACCAGCATTACATCGAACAGACCAGCCTTCGTCACCGTCAAAGTTCCTGAAGAAGTGAAAGTCAGAAGCGTGTATGCCTGACCGCCGACGGTAATGCTCGACGAGGTTCCGCCTGTTGCTACACCGTAAGTTGTGCCGCCACCGCGAAAAAAGATTGCTGCTGACGCGCTGGTGAAATAAACGACTCCGCCCTCCCATTGCGCCAATGTCGGTGCCGTACCAGCCGAAGAGTTGAGAGTCAGACCCGCACCAGCCACCAGGCTGATCGTGCCGGAACCAATCGAGTGAACCCACACTGCGTCACCGGCATCGAACGTCGAGTTCGGCACGGTGACGGTTCCAGCGGAACCCATGTTCATCACTTCGCGTGTGCCTTTGTCGGCGGCCTGCAACGTGTAGTTTGCGGTCTGAGTGGTGACCGACATGTTGTAGTCATTCGCCTGAAGCGTGGACATCTGGGCCGCTGTGAGCGTCTGCCCGGCGGTGAAGGTTTGCTTGGCCATACGGGTGCTTATCCTAGCCCAACATCGACATCGTCAAGAGCGGAAGTGTCCAAGATGAACAGGGTTAGGAGTTGCGCCTGCCCGAGCCCGAGCGTCACCGTATGGCTGTTCGGTGTGATGTTGTGGGTAATCTGCTCAACGAACATCGTCTTCTGCACCGTCGTGGGCGAGCCGACGGTGAAGCTCTTGGTCACCGACACCAAGTCACCAATCTCCAATGTGGAGACCGCCTCGGCGTTCGCCGCCGACAACCCATTCAGCACGACGCTGATTTCGTTGAAACGGAACACCGGGTCTTTGTATTTGTCACGCAGGTTTTGGGCGAGTGTGGTGCCTGCCGCAAGGTCGACGAGTGGCACGTCGTTGAGGCTCAATGTCTGGATGCCGAACTCGGCTTGCGATGTGGCGTCGGCTGCGGTCGCCAGGGCGAGACCCTGCACACCGATTTGGATGTTGTTGTAGAGGGTCTCAACTCCGTAGCCGACGGACAACGCCTGGTATGGGATGGCAGTCCCGCCAGCGTCTCCGAAACTCAAGGTTGCGGTGCCGAACGTGAAATCGACGGTCGGTTGGAATGTTGCGGTTCCGCCACGGCTGATGAAGAATCGGCCGTCTTCGGCGATCACGACTGCGTCGATGGCGGATTTGACGTTGTCGTTGTTGTCGTAGGCGACGGTGCCGACGGTGAAGTTGCCGGTGGCGATGCTGCGTGTCGCGGTCGAGTAGCCGACCTCGGGTCGGTCGAGTATCGCTGAGACGCGGGCGGAGGTCAACTGGCTGGATGGGTTGAATGCGGTGAGGTTGGTGCGGCCGAGTTGGGCGAGGTCGTCGACGAGGCTGACGATGGCGCGTGAGATGGTGGGTTGTTCGTAGTCGATGTCGAGGTCTCGGACACGGCCGACGAAGAGTGGTTCGTCTCCTGCGGTGCCGCCGTAGATTTGGGCGTAGCGCATCGGTGCGATGCCGTACCCGGATTCGACGTAGGGTGACGCGGTGTTGGATGGGTCGAAGGCGCGTTGTGATGCCTGGTCGTCGAGGATGATGGTGGCGACGCCGACGGGCATGGATGCGAGTTGGTCTGGTCTGCCGCGTCGGATGCTGGCGGAGAGCACGTATTCGGTGACGTCGGCGAAGTCGACGGTGCCGTCGAGGACGTTGGTGCCGTCGAGTTGGGAGGAGTCGAGTTGGAACTCGTTTTGGAGTAGCCCGGTGTCGAGGAGGACTTTGTAGGTTTGTCCCCAGATGGCTGTTTTTGCCATCGGTTAGACCGCCGTGTAGTAGCGCTGGTCGCCGCCGCCGAGATGGTAGGCACGCAGATAGTCGGCGATTTCCTGCCCGACCTGCTGCGGATTCACGACACTCGAGTTCACCGTCACATTGACCGTGTCGGGCATCTGACGCTGACCCGAGTCGAATGAACCGCCAGGAGTCGGGGTTGGAATCTCTGGAATCGGTGGCAGCCCGGATGGGTTCTGGGCAGAGAACTTCGGCACCGATGCGGCCGCCTTGGCGACTTCTTCCAACGCCTTTCGATAGTTCTCGAGTGCATCCGTTTCATCCTCGAGAGCCTCCCTATAGTCATCCGACGCATCCTTGGCGCGAATCGCCAGTTTCAACACCGCATCCTGGAACGGGGCAAGTTCTGCGTCGCCCTCACGCAGTCCATCGGTTGCGATGCGCAGTTGACGACGCGCTTCCGTCAATGAGTCCGTGACCTCGATTTGGCGGTCCTCTGCGTCGACGACCGCGAACTTGGCTTCAGCCAGGCGAATCTCTGCGCGACGAATCTCGTCGGGTGTCGACTCTGGGTCCTTACGCAGCTCCGCAAGTTCTTTCTCTGCATCGCGGACCGCGATGAGGGATTCCTCGACATCAAACTTGGAACGGGCGACACCGCGTTCCGCTGCCGCGACCTTGCGTTGTGCGGCCGCAATCTCCTCCGGTGTTCCACCCATCTGCGCCTTGGCAAGTTCCTGCTGCGCCTTCTTCAAGTCGTTCTCGGTGTCAATCAGCGACTTGCGGCGGTCCTCGGAACGCTTCTGCGAGTTGGTGAAGGACTTGAGGGCAGACTGCCCGTCAGTGACCGCCTTGTTGTAGTCCTTCTGCCGGTCGGCAAACTTCTTCACATCGTCGGCAGCCTTCTTGACCTTGCCGCCAGCCTTGTCGGCTTCGTCACCGAACTCTGCCATCGACTGCTTGGAACCCTTGGCGTTCTGGGTGACCTGGGCGAGACGACGCTCAACCGTATCCAGCGGACCTTGGGCGATGATGTCAAGACGTTTGGCGGTGCGATCTACGGTGTCACGGAATCCGTCAAATGCACCTTGCACTTCTCGGGTGCGCCGTTCGATTGCGCCTTGGATGCTCTCGATTGGTTTGCCGAGAGCAACTGCTGCACGCACCAAGTCGATTGCGGCGAACAGCGGACTGAGTGTCGCAACGACTCCTTCCATGAACTTGTAGACACCAAGCGCAACCGATTCAAGATTGTCGAGGATGGCGATTCCTGCCTCGCCGAATGCGGCAACGAACACCGCCAAGGCTGACCTGACACCCGTGCTGCGGAACTCGTCGACCGCCATGCTCACCGCTGGTATGACTTTGTTCGTGAGATAGCCGACGACCTCGGTCAATGCAGGCAAGAGCAACGCACCGAACTGTTCCTGCAACTCATCAACCGCGATACCGAACGCACGGAATCTGCCTTGTGCCGAATCAGCAGAAGCCGCTGCGGCTCCCTCGAAGGTGTCGGACAACGTGCGCAACACCGCATCAAAATCCTTCGCCTTGACCGCGTTCTGATCAAGCGGCACGCCGAGCCTGGTGAGGGCGGTGAACTGACCTTGGCTCGCTCTGGCCAGCCCTAGGGTTACCTGCTCTAGGTCTCGTCCGGTACCTGCGGAGATGTCGAGCGCGACCTCAAGCAACTTCTGTGACTGTGTGAGGTCGCCTGTTGCACGGACGAGTGTGGACAGGGCCGGACGGAGCTGGTCATCGGCGACCGCCGCAGCCTTGGATGTTTCCGAAATGAAGCGTTCTGTCGAGGCGACGAGTTGTTCTGATTTGCCGAACGTGGTTTCCAACGCTTGGGCGAGGAGTGCCTGCGATTGAGCGTCTTCTGCCGCAGCCTTTACCGCCAGCCCGGCTGCCGCCGAAACTGCACCGAATGCCGCCGTACCGGCGACGGCAATCGTCTTGAACGACGGCAACAAGGATGAGAGTTTTCCGCCGAGACCACCACTGCCAAGTGATGCTTGCGCCTCATCCTTGACTTTGTCGAAGGTGCCGATGAGTTGTTTGGCGTCGCCGACGAGCTTGACGAGAAACTCGCGTGACACGGCCATGACGACCGATTCTACTCAGTGCAGATTGAGCGATTTCCGTAGTTCTCGGAACTCCACCAGCAGCGACTGCGCAATCTCCGTCTGGGTCATACCGTTGAAACGCGACAAGTCCTGCGGATCGGTCCACCAACGCTCGTCAAGAATCTCCGCCACACGCCGACTGCCGTGCGGTCCACATGATGTTGCGGTCTTCGGTGAACGGAACGAGTGCACCGAACGGAACGTGGAGAAGTCACCCGCGTCGAGGAACGCACCATGCTGACGCTTGAACCCAGGCACGACACCTGGGCGATGCTGTGGGCGGTAGAAGATGCGGGCAGGGTCCTTGGTCTGCGGGTCGCCTGCGACGTTGATGCGTTCGAGCAGTTGCACCCAAACGTCACTCCAGATGTGCCCCGGTACGGGTTTGGCGAGCGGCAGAACCAAGTGCCAGTGCTCGTTGCCCGGCTCGTGCGACCATGTGGTGTAGGCGAGATACTCGAGCCCGTCGAGCTTGGCGTAGTCGAATGATTCGCCGTCCATGTCGACGACGAGACACGTCACGTTCTTGACGTTGCGGTTGCCTCGCGTGGACAGGTGGTAATACTCGACCGGTGACCAGAGATCGCGCTTCGTCTTGTCGGCATTCTCGATGCTGTGAGTGAGCGACGCCTCAAGACCGAGCCACGAGATGGCGAACTGCTTTGGCTGAATGGTCTTTAGGTCGTCAAACTTGACTGCCTTGATGTCAGTAGGCATGGCGGGCCTCCTAGGTTCACCCTACCGTCAGCGGGCTCCGATGGCAAGCTTCTTCAATACGCCCTCAATGGCATTGGCGTACTCGACGGCGATGAAGGACTTTGAGTCGCGGACGGCCTGCCAGAAGAAGTAGCCCTGACGTCCGCGATGCCGAAGAAACTGCTGGGTTTTCTGTGTACGACGACCACCGAACTCGGCACCGTAGAAGACCATGCCCATCTGCACCTTCGTTTTGCGTTTGCGGTTCGGTCGTGATGCCGAAACGAAACCACGTTTATGATCGAGCTTGATGGTCGGCACACGGTCACGTCTGGCACGAAGCCCATTGACAACAGCCTGTGCCTGCGATTGACCCGATGACCCAGGCCGCTGTGGTCCGTGTTTGGGTTGAGATGCGGCGTTGGCTTTAGCCTTGTCGACCACGTGCTGTGCAACCTGCTCCGCGGCGATACGCATCTCCTTGTTGAAGTTCTCGTTCGCTTGGCTGGCTTCACGCAAGAACTTGAATAGTCCGTCGACGACGAACGCGACCTCACCAGCACGACCTGCGGCAAGCGCACCCGAGGATGACCTCGTTAGTTCAGCCATGTCACCGATTGTACGGCGTGTTGGGATGCTGCTTCACGAATCGCCAACGCAGGTACGCCTGCATCGTGAACAGCATCCTGGGCGATTCCTTCAACAACAACGACGGGGCGATGCCCGTCTCGCACGCCAAATAGGCAATCAGCCAGTGGGCTGAGTTCTCTCCAAAGGGCCGATCTTGGCCTCCTCGGTAGTGATGGAAACACCGGTGACCTGCTGACGCCACGCCTTGTAGTCGAGCTCGGTTTTGCCGCGACGCTTCTCGGAACACCACGCCAACCAGCCGAGGTCTCGAATCTTCAAGTCGTCCTCAATCTTGGCCATTGAGATGTTGTGGACTTCTTCGTATTCGCAGAAGTCGGCAAACTCGGCGACCGACAAACGGTCTCCGCTGTCCGAATGGACGAGCAACGCAATCTTCATTGTCTAGCTCCTTGTGTTGTTGGGTTAGATCAGGCGACGGCCTTGGTGATTGCGCCCGAGATTGGGAACGTCACATCGGCGGTGGCGAGTTCGCCGACCGCACCGTTGACCGGAGTCCACTCGGTGACCAGCACCGAGAAGGTGTACGACGGGTTCGCCGACGAAGCGGCAGCGGTGCCGTTCGGCTTGATGACGCAGGTGACTGCGGTCGAGCCGACGAGCGGGAAGAAGATTCCGTCGATGGCGTTGTAGTCGTTGTGCACGCTGAACGTCACCGAGTTGTCGATGAGACCCGAGACGCGGGTCTGAGCGGTGGCTCCGAATGCGGTGGTGGACACTTCCGCAGCGGTGGTCGACAGCGTCACCGACGCGACGTTCGCTGAGATGTCGGTTCCGTTGAACACGATGTTCGCGTCTTTGAGGACCAGCTTTGCCATGACTATTTGTCTCCTGCCTTATCGGCCTTTGAGGTTTTCTTGGATTCTTCGACTGGCGTCAGAATGCCTGCCGCAATCAACAACTCTACATCGTCGATTCCGCTTCCGTCCACATGTCCGCCCGGCTGAACGCCGCTGACAGGGAATGGTCCAGAGACGAGGTATTTCGCCATGTTCTAAGCGTACACCGTGACCTTGAAATCAACCGCCAAATACAGGGTGTCGTTGGCGTCGATGTTCGTCAGGTTCTCGGCGTTGGTGACGATCAGGTCGTCGCACACACCGCCGAGTGTGCGGTCTGCTTCGATGGCGGCACGAAGCGACTTGGCTCCATCCCACGACATGTATTGGTCGAGTTGGTCTTGGGCGGTTCGTTCCGATGCCCGGTTGACTATGAGCGTGACGGTGAAGTTCATGACCACACCACCGCTGGCCATGCCGGTCTGGTGGTAGGTGATGGTGTCGAGTGTCGGCCATGCGAATGGCGGGTTCACCTGGTCGGGCTGATAGTCGAACGCACGCAAACCTGAGACGGTGTTGATGGCGGTCTTCAACCCGTCTTTGACTTGGCTGATTGTGGCTGGCATTAGGCGAACATCCGCATGCGTCGATACGGCTCGACGAGCTGAGCCATGTCAGGGTCGAGGAATCGAGACACACGGATAGCGCCAAGGTCGCCGAACCCGGCGACGCCGAGCGGCGAATCGTACCGCTTGAAGATGCGCGACGACTGGATGATGCACGCCTGCATAATCGGCTCTGGCACGCTCGCCCAACCCCACGAAGCAGTCACCTGCACCAACGCCTGCTCGCCATAGTTCGCGTTCACCGTCGGGAAGAGGTAGTTGCCGATTGCACGCAACTTGTCGTATGACCATGTGAGCCCATCGAGCACGCCGTTCAACGGTTCGAGCTGCACGTCGGTGGATGCCCACGTGGTATCGAAGTTGCCGTCGGCGAACGAGGAGGTCTTCAAGACGAAACCTGTCGTGGTGTAGAAGTCGTCGACGTCGCAGACGTATTCGGTGTTGGCTTGGAACACTCGCGGGGTGGCCGATGCGGCCGCCCAGAACTGGCGGTTGCAATACCCGTCAATCAGCCGCGATGCGGCACCGATGCAGTTGTCAATCAGGACATCGTCAACGGTGTCGGCGGTGCCGATTCGTAGCGCCGCCTTCACCTCGTTGCGGGTCGCGTAGCCGTTGGTGATCGCCATGACGGGTCAATCCTACTCTTCGTTCAACCCAGCGATTCCAACAACGCATGAACCTCGCTGGTGAAGATGTATCGCTGCCGAGCGATTTGCCGACGATACGGAGCCTGCCAATCCGAAGCATCCGCCCAATCCTCACGCACCGACTCAAACTTGCGGTTCGCATCCGACAACGAATCAAACTTGAACTCGTCACCAATCGGCATGTCCTCGGACAATCTGGCCGACCCGTTCAACACCGACAACACCACACACCCAGCCAACGCCGCCTCACGAGGCGGACGGTCCCGCCCAGGATGCCGACCAAAGTCGATGTAGAACCCCGACGACCGCAACACTCGTCCCACCCCGAGACGGTCCAACCCGCGCAACTCAACGAACTCCACGTCAGGATTCGACGCCATGAACGGGCGCATCAACCCGGCATCCTTCGCCGGATTCACCACCACCCGATCACCACGAATCTGCTCAGACTCGGCGACCTCCACCCAATCCGTCAACATCATGCACTTGCCGCTCATCTTCCAGCGGACATGACGCCAGGCATACTCCGACTGACACAAATGCAGACCAATACCAGACACATCGGTCTGCCCGTGCGAACCGAAGTTGTCCACACTCAACCACCACAACGCCGCACGATTCCTCGGAAACCATTGCGACAACTCAGGCCAAATCTCAGGCAACACAATCAACGCATCCGACGGCACCCGATTCATCTCAATCACCGGACAGTTGTAGCGCCGATACGGCTCAGGAGTCACCGCATGAGGCTGATACAGAATCGCAGCCGACCCCGGCTCAATCTCATTCGCCACCGAAACCAACTGATGCATCGCATGCGGACCACCGGTCACCGCCCCACCGGGGCACACCACGACCAGCTTCAATCCCACGACTGCAACAACCTTCGGTCCAACTCCCAATCCCGCAACTCTTGCCACGGCCGCTCCTGCCGCTCGTTGAATCGGTGCAGGTTCGACTGGAAGGTCACCAGGTTCTTCTCACGGAACTTCTCGTTCGACGCCAGGGTGCTCGAGTTGCGGTGATTCACCGCCGCAGTTGACAACACAATCTCCACGTTCGCACGCCTCGCACGACTCTCAAAATCAGTGTCCTCAAAGTACGCGGGATGGAAACCCTCATGGAACAATCCGACCTGCTGCACCACATGGCTGCCAATCCACACGCACGACCAGTTCGGCTTACCACCCAACACCATGTTGCTCTTCGTCGCCGACCCATAGAACGCAGCCGTGCCACCCTCACCGAACTGCACGTCATGATTCACCAACATCCACCCGGTTGAGAACGGCGTCGCCTTGATTCCCAGATTCCACGACGCAGCCACACCAAGATTCGACGGCATCCGCCACACGAACACCTCCTGCGCCTTGTGCGTCTTCGGCACCCACTCCGAGTTCCCGTTGTCAATGCAAATCAGTTTCCCGATACGGCCCTCGAACGACAGCAGCATCGCATCAACACGCCAATGCTCCGTGAGCACCGGCACGATCAGGACTGGGACAACCGGCACCATTCGACAATCTCCTTGAGAGCAGGCTTCCAATACTTCTCGTACACCGCATCGGCGTCGTACTGCTTGGCGAACGCCACCGCCTGCTGAGACACGCCACGATTGTTCTTCGCCTCATTCAACGCCGAAATGATGCTCGGCACGTTCGGCGTAATGAACCACGACAACTGCGCCGCATCCCAGAACGGCTGACCCTCCGCCAACCAGCCATCACCCAGCAGCTCCGGCTGAGCGGAGAAGTTCGAGACGATGACCCGCGTACCGCACGCCTGGGCTTCGATAACGGGGATGCCGAACCCTTCACCCATGCTGGTAGCCAGAAGCACGTCAGCGGCGCTGTAGAGGGACGCCAGAGCGTTCTGAGGGTATCCCATGCGGTAGGTGTACGGGTCGGCGAACTTGACGCGGTCCGGCTCAATACCGCACGCCCTGAGCAGCACCGTCAAGTTGATGCCACCCATCGAAGGAGTCTCGTCGGTGTGCATGTAGAGAACCGCATCAGGATTCTTCTGGGCGAACATCCCGAACGCCATCAAGTTCTCGGCGAATGCCTTGCGCGGCGGATGCACACCCTTGTTCGCGGCCGTCATCATCACGACGAAACGGTCATCCTCCCAACCCATCG